GTCATACGCTTCGTTCTCGGTCTGAATGACGCAGTTGAGCGAGAACCTGGGCTCAAAGCCGCCGAAGCCGTTGGGCACCAGCTCTGAGCAGTACTGCGATGCGGCATAAAACGCCCAGCGGTCGAGCGTGTTCGCATTCAGGAAGTCGCCAGCACCAAAGCGCGAGTTGACCAGCAGATCCCACAGGCACCACGCTGGGTCTGTCGTCCAGCGGGCAGCCTGGAAGGTACCGTTCCACGTCCCGGAGTAGGTGATCCGCCCATTGGCGGGATCCACGGTGCCGTTGCTCGGGATCTGCACCTTCCTGCCACGGATCCGATAGGCCCGCGTCGGGATCGAGCTGAACTGCTCTGCATCCACCCGCAACGCCACTAGGGCGCTGTTCGGATAGTTGAGGCGTGCAGCAACGATCTCCGTGTAGCTGGTCCAGACGACACCGTTGACGTTCCGCGCGCTATTGCTGTCGTTCGTGAGCCGCCGCACGCGAATATCAATCGGCCGTGCGGAGTTGGTGAAAGTGATCCGGTAGTCGCGCTGGTATTGATCAGCCGTGCGGCCGCTGAACGTATCGGTGATGACGTTGTTGAAGCCGCCGCCGTTGTATTGAACATCAATGGCGATCGTGACGTTAGAACCCTTCACGTCACCGTTGTCTTCCAGCCTCTGCAGCTGCGGGATCGTCAGGATGATCCGCGTGGCATCAACGTTCGGATCAACGATGGTGCGCGTCGCCGGTAGATCCTTTTCGATCGTGACGCCAACCTGGATCTCCTCCAGGATCTCGTCGAACCCAGGGACAACGGTCTGCGTCTGCGTCCCGTACCTTGGGATGATCGTGACATCCTGGAAGTTGAAGTCCGAATCCTGCGGGTTCTCAGGATTGGCAGCTGGATTGAGGACCGGCGTGTTGTTGAAGAACACGTCCTTCAAGAGTGCCGTGTTGTAGTTCTCCGTGTCGCGGGTGTAGTTCCGTGCGGACGGAAACCCCTCGATCTCACCTTCGCACAGCAGGTCGATGACCTTTGCATAGGCTGTCGAGTCGAGGCTGTCCTTCGCCTCGGTTGGACGGCGCGTCTTCGTGGTGCCGCCGCCCTTGACGCCACCACCACCACCAGCGCCGAAGATCATCATTTCTGAATCTGCACGATGTCCACACCGGCCGAGATCACGACCGAGCCGGTGATCACTTCGCCGTAGATGTCCGGGATCGGCACACCCTGCCTGGCGGTGTTCTGAATGCCTGAGAAGCCGTACGACTTCCTCGGGTCGGAGTCTGAGTCGCTGGGCGATGCCACCCAGCGCCAGGCTGGCGCCGATGCCAAAGGCGACTGTGCTCAGGGCGACCCCGGCGACCATGGCCGATCCAGGAATCAGGAACGACGCCGCGATCAGCGCTGCACCAGCGGCGATCCGCGCGAAGCCGCCCGCACCACCGACGACCGGCGCAATCCTGATCACACCCTGCCCAGATGGGTTGTGCAGCTCATCAAGGCCGATCTGATGATTGCCAGTGGAGAGCCGATAGTGCCGCTCGGCCATGTGCTCCTCCAGCGCGGGGAAGTTCGCGCACAGGAACCGGATCGCTTCGGCCGCATTATTGACGACAGCATGAAATACGCGCTGCCCCAGGAACTCAGCCAGCGTGCCGTAGACCCTGATCTCCCGGAGCATATCGGAGTCTCATCCCAGTTGATTCTAGGAGCCATCCTCCATACACATCTTTGCAGGACAGGCGTCCGCCGAGATGATGCAGCAGCTGCTGATTGCCGACGTAGACGCCAATGTGATTGAGCGTCGGTGCAGCGATCGACATCACGATCAGATCACCGACCTGTAGATCCTCGTCAGCACGAAGCTCGCGGAATCCGGTCTCCGCAAAGCACCTCGTGAACATCGGATCCAGATTGAACTCCTGCACGCTGATCGGTCGCTCCCAGTCCCGCAGCTCGATGCCACGCACCTCCCGATACCAGTCGCGGCACAGCGCCCAGCAGTCGGTGACACCCCACACCCATTCACGACCCAGCAGTGGTGCGCGGTAGCCGTTGGGGCGGTGCTCACCCCAGGCGCCCGTCTGCGGGCTGACGATCCCCCAAGGGATTCCCCATTGCTCACAGGCCACCCGGTCGGCCTGCGATGGCTCCGGCGGGCTGCTGGGATGGCTGTGGAGGATCCAGACGACCTGAGCGCCGGAGTCCTCGGCCTCCACCCAGTCGTCCGGATCGATCACGAACATCTGCTCGGGATCGGTCGCAAGGTTCCGGCAGCGGTGGTAGCGGAGCTTTCCGTAGCGCAGCAGCACCAGTCCGCACGACTCGCGGGGATACTCCTCCTGCGCGTGCTTGAGCGCTTCTGCCCGGACTGAATCAGTAAGCGCCGCCGACACCAGGGAACGATCCGAAAGGAATGGACGAATTGCGCCTGAAGGAATACTGATTCGGCGCACTGAAACTGTAGGTCTCCTGTGTTGGCGTCCGACGCACCCAGAATGTCGCCAGGAAGCTGAGCGGCTCAAGGTTGCCGGCGTTCGTCTTCGTGACAGCTGTGTTGCCTTCCTTGCTGAGGATGATCGTCGTGCTGTTAGGGATCGACGCTACCTGCGTGCCTTCATAGATAAACTGACCGCCAACGTAGTCGTTGACGTTGATGCCACTGATCGAACCGCTGACGATCGACAGCGACAGTGGGTTGTAATCGATCTTGCTGACCCCACGCTCATACCCGGTGGAGACTGGCGTGAACTGAACGGTCGCCGTATCAACCGACGTTCTGATCAGTGTGTTCTGCTCGATGTTCAGCCGGATCGTGCTGCCGCTGATCGACTGAATCCTGGCGCCTGCCGGAACGAAGTTGCCCGACACTGCCATCCCTGGCACCAAGCCGGTGATGTTCGTCATCGTCAGGCTGAGGCCATCGGCCGACAACGTGCCGGTGCGGCCGGTGATGCTCGACGACGAGTTGGCGTTCTGGCTCATCGTGACCGTGTTGCCGTTGCGGCTGGAGACCGTGGTGCCCGATGGAACGCCATGGCCATTGATCGGATCGCCAGGGTTGATGCCGGACCCATTGGCGACCACCAGCTGATTGCTGCCAGAGGTGACTGCTCCGGTGGTGTTGACGACGCCGAAGCGCTTCTCGCAGCTCGACAGCCGCTTGCCGCACACGTCATTCGCCAGCGTCGCGGCTGGGCTGTCGTTCACGTCGTAGTAGGACGTGCCGGTGTAACCGCATTCAGCGCCTCGATAGCGCCACTGGCAGATGTTCGCCACCGCCTGGCGACGCGGCAGCCGGACACCGGCCAGGTCAAACGCAGCAGCACACTCGAACTCGACGACATCACGGTTCTCGCGCGTCTTCTGGGAGATGTAGAACACCTCCCGCGGGAACTCTGCTGTGCTGTCGGGCGTGCCGAAGGGGTTGACGCCACCGGGGAAGTTCACCGCATCGAGATACCGCGCCAGCGTGCGGATGCGCGTCAGCTTGGCGCCCTCCAGGCCGTTCGGCAGCGCCAGCAGGATCGTGGTGATGGTGCCGAATAGGTTGCTGACCCGGATCGTGGGGCGCGGCAGTGATCCGGTCCCGGCATACTCAAAGCCATCGGCCTCGATCGGCATCCGCTGGTAGCCATTGCCAGCCCAGACGATCTGCCCGTTGTTCGTGGCATTCGTGCCGTTGTGGAACCTGTAGATCGTGCTCTCACCATGAATCGCCGTGAACAGCTCGACCTCGAACAGCTCGATGATCGCTGATGGCGCTGGCTGCTGGAGATCGGCGACAGGAACGGGCATCAGGACTCAGGGACCTGCCTGAAGGTCGCGGTGATCGTGTTGTTGTTGCAGTTCAGCCAGCGGGCATTCCACCGCTCGCACACCCACTTCGTCGGTGCAGGTGGCGCGAGGATCGGCTGGTAGCCCGTCAGGCCGCCGTACTCCATTTGAGGCCCCATGATGATCAGGTTGGCGGTTGTCCCATTCCCTGAATAGGTCGTGGCACCGCTGGAGTTCGTGGTGACAATTCGCATGTCACGGACCGTGCCAGAGTCGGGGCGGCCCGTGACCCAGATGCGCCACCATTCCGCATTAACTCTCGCAGCACCCCAGTCGACGGTCGTAACCGAGCCGCTGGAGTTGAATGTTGCGATGCCAGTGTTGAAGTTCAGCGTGAGGCCGTGAAAGTTTGCAGTGCCGAACACCTGAAACTGAACATCGCGACCGACTAACTGCTTGACATACAGTGAGGTGGTTGTATTCGTGTTGGCAACGACTGTGTTGACGTATTGAAGGACGTGCAGACCATTGGTTGCGTTCGGGATGATGCCAAACGCATTGGAACCACCGGTGTAGCCGATATAGCCGCCGCCGATTGTCGTCAGATTGGTTTGGCTCCAGACCGACCTCGTGAAATCTTCTGTGTAGCTGAACAGGTTCCGGCGATCGTTGA